TACCAATGACCCGACAGCTGGCGTTAAGGTGGCAAGGGTTGGAGAAAGTATATTCCTGCATCAGCTATGCTATACTACAGGTCTTTCACCAATACAAATGAAACAAATCTTTGCAGCTAATAAGTTTACTTACGACAACCCAATATATTGTGAACATGACCCCGACAATATAGCAGCACTACAGCACTTAGAAGTATATGCAACCGCAGCACGAAAGGGGCAGGGGTCAATAAATGCAGGGATAATCTGCTTAAAGCAGTATAATGTATTTGTAACCGAAAGCAGCGTTAATCTTATCGAAGAAAGAAGCAAATATATGTGGGATAAAGACAAAGCAACAGGCGACAAATTAAACCGCCCTATTGATGCCTTTAACCACCTTATGGATGCAACCCGATACGCTGTTTATACTCATTGGGGGGTGCATTAAGCACCTTGTAGCCCATCAGTAGAATTATGATTTACTAAAGACTCCTGATAAGCCCTAACTATCTTAATAAATCCATCACGAAGTCCACAACGTTTTCTGCCAGCAAGTCGCTTCTGCTCATCCGTTGCAGCATCAACTAATGTACAATAAACATCTTTCGGGAGATGCTTCATGTGGATACTAATAAACTCTTTGTCTGAAGGGGTTAATACGTCTGCCATAAAGTTTTGAATTTATACAAAGATACGGGATTTATTGAGAAACCAATAGGTTGCACATCATTTGCGCAATAGGCGGTAATAACGCAAAATCAACACCTCATAATTAGCACAAAACAAAATCCATCAATTCGGCTTTCTACTTTTGTTAGTACAAGTATATGCGAGCTAAACTATCCGAAAATATAGCACCTGAAAAGGGTTCAGTTAAGACAATCGTAAGGTTTGCTTGGCTGCCTAAAACGGTCAATAATATTCTCATTTGGTTTGAGCAGTACGAAGAATTGTATGTGTATGAGGAAAGGGTAATTACAAGTGCAATAATGTTCGGATTTAAGAACCCTGCGGCTGCTCCCGTGAACTTCTGATTGTATATTATTTCCTCTATGCGTGTAATGACGGTGTTAAAATCGCTTTTATATTCGTCATTCTCCCTTAATTGAGCCTTAAATGTTTTGAAGTATTGAGTATTGCAGTCAAGGTACAAACAAAGCCCGTGAAGTGTAAATGCCCTTAATTTAGGTATTTCTACTCTATCTGCATCCTTGCCTTTATAGTCTATCTCTATTAAAGGGTTAGCTTCGCACCATTCAAAATACTCTTTTGCAGCCTCCCACATTAATTCGGGAGTTTGGAATAGTTTTTCTCTCCCGTGTTTACTTCTCTGCTCCCAAAAACTGTTCCCTTTCTCGAATGCTGCCATTATGGTTCTATTGAAGGTTGTGGAGAAGTAGAGAATACAGGTGTAGAAGTTGTTATTGGGACTTCTGTTTGTCCCCATCCATAACAGGTAGGACATTCTATTTTGGTTGCTAGGTCAGCTGGATTTGTTATTTCCCCTGACCCGTACGGTGATACGGGTGGTTCGGTTTCAGGTGGTGTTATTAGGCATCTAGGGCATATAAATGGCAGGTTTGCTGCTACATCGCCATAAATTTCTTCGAGCATTTCTTCAAGAGTTACGCCGTCTCCTAATTTAGCTATTGCTTGTTTAGCTTGGTAAGGTTTTATAAATAGGTTCATTGGTGCCATAATACAAAGATAAGGGTTAAATAAATACTATTTTTACTTTTGTAGCGTTTAGAATTAGTATTTTTTCTGAGGCGTTCTCCATTATTACGGGAGTTGATTCTGCTTCTAATGCAAGCTTTGGATATTTCTTATGAAATTCATCCAATAGTTTTTTTATTTCATTTTGGGTTGTTGCTGCATCAATTGATGCTTGCTCTATTGTGTTACTCATAATTTAGTTTTTAAAGATTAATGTTTAGTTCTTCGTTTGTTAAGTTTAAAATGGTAGCTGCCCGTTATTATTTTTGTGGAATTTATTGTAGCTGTGATAAAATGTAATTCTCTGTTTTTGCGTTCTTTTTTTCATTCTGAACGGTGTCATTGGATGATGTACGCAATTAATTCTTTTGATTAGCCTTTTTGTCTTGTATATCATTGTTCTTTTTGTTTAGTGCTGTGAAATGTTATTTAGATTCTGTTTGGTGCATTCTTTATCTATTTTCACTTCACTTGAAATAAATAGTGCTACCTTATCAACTTCTGTATCAACTTCTATTATTTTGCCACCGACTACAGTTATTTCAGTTATTGAAAAGTTTTCTTCAACGCATACTACCATTTCAGGATTTATGTAAATCCAATTCCCACTATTTGTTTTTAATTCGATTAATTTCATAATTCTATTTTTAGTTTTTTATTTGTAAAGCTCTATTGCTTGGTGAATTTTTCTTTGTATTCTTTTACTACATTATTTGCTATTATTTCAGGTGTATCGCTGAATTTAGCTGCATTTATTACTGTTTGCTTCCAAAGTTCTGCTACTTCGTTTTGTTTTGCCATCCATCCTTGTAATTGTTTATTTATTTCCTGATTGACGTATGGTATTATATTTCTGTTTTGGTGGAATATTTTTTCGGTTCTCATTTCTTTAAATACTTCATCCCGTAGCTTTTTAAATTGTTCGGTTGATGTATCGTTTCTTGATATTAAATAGCCGAATATTTCGTCCATCATTGTGTATTCTAAACTTTCGGTAGCTTTAAAGTTTTCAATGAATGTTTCCATAATTATTGTTTTTGATTGTTAAGTTAAACTGCTGAGTTAAAGAATTAAAAAAGTTGCTCGAGAAGCCGTTTTTCGTGAAATTCCTTTGTTTCTGAACTAAGCCTTCCATATTCAGTTTTAATAAAAATCTCTTGTTCTCTATTTGGCTGTAACATATTTTTTAATTTTATCCCCTCTGCATATAGCCATAAGGGGTGTGAGTGAATAGATTGTAGCAACGGCAGGAATCGAACCTGCATTCATTTTTTTCAGTTTGGCAACTTACTTTCGGACTTTAACCGAGAATCGTATCCCTACGTGCGTCTACCAATTGCGCCACGTTGCTATGTTTGTGCTTTTCGTTATGCTTCACCCAACGTATCTTTAAGCTTCTATTTCTTCGTAAGTTTTCAAGAATATGTCAGGCTTGCAAGGGTAGAATTCACCATTTACGCCTTTAATTATAAAGTCGCCAACTTGTGCAAACATTACTCCTTCTAAGGTTGGGATGCTTATGCCTGCCTGATGTTCATTTACTACGCCACCACACCATTCGCTAATAAAATTTCGACTTTCAATTGTATAGTCTAATTTGTGAGCTTCAATAATAACTGGAAGCTTTCTGAATTTCCCCATATTTAAAATGGCTGTATAGTAGCCTTACTTTTGTGATGTATTTGGTTATTCTCCAAAAAGCCGATACTAATAGGCTACACCTTATTGACCGAAGGGAAGTACTCCTGTCTCGTCAATTTATCTTTAAAGGCAGTTTGACTTTCCATTTTTAATTACGTTCTATCGTGTAGAATCTGCCTGAATTTTATTTTTCATTATCAATACAGCCCCCGTTTATCATCCGTAAACTGTAATGCGCTGTTTCCTTATTTAGGTCTTCGGCGGCTTTGAGAAACTTATGCAACTACAACATTGCGGCTCTTCGGGAATATTTCAACTCCACTCGGTAAAACATACCGTTTTCATCTTTATAGTGAGATTGCCACTTAATCTGTAAAGTAGATTAAACTTTGTTTTCTATTGGTTCAACAAATTCTTGTAAAAGCCTTTCAATTGTTTCGCTAAAAGATGCATCAGTTTTTTTTGATTTCTTTTTTGCTAATTTTAGTAAAGACCCTTTTGCTCTGAAAGAACCAACGATTTTAGTTTCTTTTTTCTTCATTTCGTTTTCTTCTTTTCGTCTTTCGTAACACAAAAGTATTACAGGGCGTATTACCAAACAAATATTTAGGCAACTATTTTTGCAAACAAATTAAAATAAATGTAAGATGGGCGTTAATAAAGGAAAGTATTTTTATGAATAACTGAAAATAATTTTAAATTTCCTACCTTTGAGGCTCACAAATTCACTAAAAAAGATAACTTTATGGAAGCAATTAAAATTGAAGGCATCATTGAAAAGATATTTGATGTTGAAAAGAAATCTGAAACCTTCACCGTGCAACGGTTTTGGGTAAAAGAAACAGTAGAAAATTATCCTCAAACTTATGAAGTACAATGTACAAATAAGAGTGTAGGCATATTGAACGAATACGCAATAGGGCAGCACGTTTCAGTTATGGCAAACCTTAATGGTAGAACCTATACAGGAAAAGATGGAAACGAAGGCGTTTTTATGACATTAGGACTATGGAAAATTGAACGCATAGGCAATCAGGCACAAGCAAATAATGAAGCACCACAACAAGCGGCACAGCCCCTAGCAGGGCAAGGATATTCACAAGGTAAAGCAGATGATTTGCCATTTTAAAATATTTCCGTAAGTTCGCATTACTTAAACTTGTGGTTAAGGGTAAGTAAAAGCTAAAGCAACTGATGTAAATTGGTTGCTTTTTTGTATTTAAACATCTTTTGTAATCCAAAAACAACTTTTAGTTTACTTTATCGGATAAACATAAACTATAAACATTTTTAGTTTACTTTTGGCACTTTAATAAATATCCCCCAACCCAAACCCGAAGGACTACGACATCTTTCGGGTTTATTTTTAAAAAAAATTTTGTCAAACTATTGCATTTGTAAAATACTTTACTATCTTTGTCCTATCATTCTGCGGTGCAATGCTGAGTGATTAATTCAGCTATTGAACGTAGAATGTATCTTGGCGGTTTAACTCCGAAAACATTTCCGCACATTCATAGAATCCACAAAGGCCTGCACCGCACTTTGTGGATTTTTTTATGTGCCATAGCAACCTACAAAATCAGCGTTTATTTGCTTTCTGCCTTTTAATTAAGAGCCGAAAGTTAAATAGTACTGTTTATTCAGGCGACCATAAAAAAATATACTGCGATAGCTTAGGAATGTCAGTTAATACATTCAGAAAGTATTTTAATCGGGCAATAGAGCAAGGATTAGCCGTAAAGTCGGGCAAGCAATATGTTATCATTGATTGGAGAAAATGCCTTCAAATAACAGGGCTGCAAGATAAAGGCGCACGTTTAAATAAACTGTTTAAGCTAAAGGATATTTCGTTAATGAATATCCGCCAAATTACAAATTGGGTAAGGGAGTGTTTTATACTTCAAAACTTTACCCAACAACAGCACCAAATAAATAAGAAATCAAATTTACTATCAGCTTGCAAAAACATTGTTAGCGGCAATAATAGGGATAAGGTAGATTACAAGCTTTATGTTTCCATCATTAAGAAGGCGAAAAAAGAATGTAAAACACTTGAACAATACTGCGCCTGCGTAATTAAGAAAACAAGCCAAAATATAGTAACAGGATGCGTTTATTTAGGTAAAAAGCTATCCAATTGCACCTCTACTGCAAACAATGCCTTAAAATCATTGGTGAAATCAGAATTAATAGAAAGGGAATTGATAAAAGAAGTAATTAACAGACCCTTTAATCATTATTCCTTTGATTCTATTGTACAGGAGTATGGACGCAATAGCTTTTTCATTAAAGGAAACAAATTTATCAGACCGATTGGCAGTAAAATAAACCTGCTCATCCCTATTAGTAATTGCAAAAAGTGATTTTATGAAATTAAAAGACAAGTACTTTATAGAAAAAATAAGTCGTTACACAGCAAAAAGGCTGCTTGACCAATACCATTATTTGCACGAAGAAGGGAACTTCAGGAGTGGCATTAATTTCGGTCTTTTCGATGTTGTTTCTAAAGAACTTATCGGGGTAATCGTATTCCATACAAACTCTGCTAAGGAAGGAGTAAAAGGGTGTTTTGCAATAAACGCGTATAAATTGGAAGGATTTTATGAATTAGGAAGGTTGTGTATTAACCCGCACAGGCACGAAAAAAACATTACATCGTTCTTTTTGTCGGGGAGCATTAGGCTACTAAAGAAAATAGAAAACGTTGTGGCATTGCTTACATACGCAGATAGTGACCACCATAACGGGTATATATATCAAGCGTGTAACTTTAAATATTATGGGCTTACTGACCAAAAAAAGGATTTCTTTATTAACAACAATGATGGAACATTCAAAAAATTACAAAGAGGGAAATGCAAACATTTAGAAGGAGAGTGGCGAGATAAAAGCCGAAAGCACAGGTATTTGATAATATATGACAAAACATTAAGAACAATTTGGGAAGAGATGGAATACCCAAAAGGCAATCAAAATGCTCCATTTAATAACGAAGAAACAAATAAACCTAACCAAACATTTATCCCACAAGAAACCGCACAATACAAACTTTTTTAATTCTTTAACAACAGCAGTTTAACTTAACAATCAAAAACAATAATTATGAAGTGTACAACAATTAAAGAGGCTATAAACAATCTTAAATCAGGAGATGTAATTGTGGAGCAAGCAGATGGCAGCTTTTATATTATGAGGCAACCAAAGATAATTTATATTCCAGAAAACAAAAATACAGAGATTGAAAAGTATGACGGAATGGTAACTTTTAAAATGAATAACACTAAACAAAAAGAACAATGATAAACGTAAAAGAATTAAGAATTGGTAATCTAATATCTGACTACCAAAACAACACAATAAAAGTATTAGGCATTTCAGACGTTTATAATGATGGGAACTATTACATCATAAGCGAAAACGGAGGTAGTATTGACGATGACCATAAACCTATACCATTAACACCTGAAATACTTTTGAAGTGCGGATTTACATCTGACAAATGGCTAATGAGCTTTCATTTAGGAGAAAATAAAATGTGGATTGATAAAACAAGTAATGAATTTTATTGGGTGTTTGGACGAAAAGAAACCAAATATTTAAGAATCAAATACTTACACCAACTTCAAAACCTTTTTTACAGCTTAACAAACGAAGAACTAAACATTAATCTTTAAAAAACGTGCTAAAATAAAAATACCCTTATCTTTGTCTTATGGCATCAATGAACCTATTTATAAAACCTTATCAAGCTAAACAAGCAATAGCTAAATTAGGAGACCAAATGACATTGGAAGATTATGAAGCCATACAAGACATAGATTTTGAAGATGTTTCAGAAGGCGATGAAAGTTTCGCCATAATTGACAGATACATTGACCCAAACGATGTTTTTGATTCTGAATCAGAGTTTACAGATGTTCGTGTTTCTTTGGCTTAGCCTTTAAAGATACGTTGGGTGAAGCATAACGAAAAGCACAAAACGGGCAGATGTTGGGAGGCACACAAGGCGGCAAAAATCCGCTGACACATCGCAGGTTCGATTCCTGCTCTGCCTACATTATTCAGTTTGCAATTTCAAGGCTTATTACTAACCATCCTCTCGGTGTATGTAAAAGGAAAGATAAGCTATTGCAAACTGATTAATCTATTCACTCACCCCCTTATGTCTATCTGCCGAGGGGATAAAATTAAAAAATATGATGTTTTAGGGGAGCTACGGATAACGGGAAAAGCATCTTAGGGAACTCCGACGAGATATTACCTACGTTAGAAGCGATGTCAGACACCCTGAAATGTCATATTTAAAACCAAATAAACAATTCTCTCTAACCCCCATCACATTAACCAATCAAAGTAAAAATTAAAATTATGAATGAGTTTATGGCAAAAATTGAGTTTTATTCCAAGGTGTATGAGTTTTCATTTCAGTTTTGGGGCAAACACAATAATAACGTTTTTATCAATAAGGGAGGCGTTGAGCTTACAAGTTTTGGCGGAGATGTTTCTGCAAGGTCATCTATAAGACGTGCGATTGAATATGTTGAAAGAATCAACCCAACCATAGCAAAAGAATACAATTCACAACCCTAATCCTTCACATCACTCTTAGGAGTGTTTTTTAAAACTTTAAAATAAAGAAAAATGATTGGATTCCCCTATGCTTTAGAAATGTTTGATGTTAAGCCTCGCAAAGGATGGTTTTATTCTAAAAAAGCGATGACGAAACACGTTATGCAAACAATTAAAACAGCACGTCTAATTAAACGCTTAAAATCTTACTCTATATGAAAGGCTTATCCGCTAAAGAAATGGCATATAATGAAAGTTTAGGCAGCACAGAAGAACTTTTTGATGAGCTATTGCTAATTGTAAAGTCAGGCTCTCTTTTGTATGCTATGGCAAGTTTTCACAGCCTTTGCGCCACCGCCCAAAACCAACTACTCAAATTCTGCTCCGATAACAATGATACGGACGCTTATAATTTTTATCACTCACTTATTTAAATTTTATTTTATGAACAATTCAGATTTACCAATTTATCCAACAGGGCATCAAAATAACGATGGTACGTTAGACCCTTATCATTATTCAGGTCTTACAAAGCGTGAATACTTCGCAGGGGTGGCATTTCAAGGCATTACATCTAATTCATCGTTTGTGCCAAATGACGAAGACGTTAAGTATGCCGCAGCATTATCCGTAAAAGCCGCAGATGCATTACTTCTTGAACTTTCTAAAACCCCTTAGCTATGACCTACCAACATAACGACCCGCCTAAAATTAGGAACTGGTTTATCCGGGCAACGCTTAGCACAGATTTTTTAACGGCTTTCGGAATGCTTCTGATTGCCGTTTTTGTTTTCACTCACTTTAAATAAAATACAAATGAATAGAGAAGTTAAGTTTAGGGTTTGGACAGGCGAAGAAATGATAACGCCTCCAAAGATTACAATTGGCGCAGGAAGTGCCGCAGAATTAATACAAATAGACCTTGACGGTGATTTGTCATTACGGAATGCTTATGGCTTAGATGGCTTTGGCAAGAATCCAACATTTGACGAACCCATAAAGTATGAATTAATGCAATACACGGGGCTAAAGGATGCTGCGGAGAAAAATGTATATGAAAATGACATTGACGAAATGGGTCGTGAAATAAAGTGGAACTGCCTTCACAATTGTTGGGGATGGTTCAAAAATGGTCATTATGAAAGCGACATCCTTAGTGATGTAGAAGATAATTACGGCAGAACTACAGAGCCACATATTGGAACAAAGATTATCGGAAATTCTTTTGAAAATCCCGAACTGCTCAAATAAAAAAGCCCCTGCTGTAACAAGGGCTAATCATTTCACTTAAAGTTAAACAATCAAAGTTATGTTTTTATTCAAAACTCCACAAGAAATAGCGGAATTAGAAAATCGTTCTGCTGAAATAATGGCTAAGGCATTGAAAGGGAGAAAGGTTATTCAGGAAGATATTGAGCCGTGTGAATTATCCTTTTCAGAGCAGAACGACATTGATTTAATCGAAGATTTTAAACACTATAATTCTTAACCTATGGCACAGAAAAATAAAATGTTTGATTGTCGTGAAAATGATGAAGCGGACTTGCTTTTTTGTATGATAGAAGCAACATCGGTACTTTCTGAATCGTTCACACAAAAGGTCATAAACATTGGGCTTGTTATAATTACCAATTTGCCTAAAAATAACGAATGGGTGTCCGATTCAATATTAAAGCTAAAAGAAGAAATGAATTGGCTATGTATATTCTCTGACAGGTTTATTGGCATATTAATTAGCCAGCTTACGCTCGCATATCAAAAACAATTACAATTAAACCAAAACCTATAAAATGCAAACGGAACTAGAAATACAAAAAGCACAAACAGACGTTGCGCTTATGGAATCTTGGAAAGCATTGTTGGCTTGTGATTATTACCCCACGTCTGTGGTAATTAAGAAACTGATTTTACAGCACAAAGAAGCCTCCAAAAATCCTGAAACGCCCGAACATCTTATACCGCTTCACCAAAACGAAATTACACGCCTACAATCTATTCTTTACCCACCTCAAACACTTGCATCGTAATGGAAAACTTTAAAGGAACAAAAGGGAAATGGCTTATGGATTGCACTAAGTCAGCGATAGAATCTTCGCCAAACTATTTGCCGATAATTTCAGAGGATGGCAGAACAATAGCATTGGTAAACCATACTAGCGGAATTATACACGTTAGGGAATATGCTGCAAATGCCGAAATTATAAGAGCAGCACCACAACTTGCCGAACAGTTGCACACATTAGCAATGATGACTTTGCAATCTGACTTCTACCACGATTACCCCGACTTTAAAAGAGAAGTTGACAATTCCTTAGCCCTTATTAAATCTGCAACAGAACTAAACCCTTAATCTATGAACAGAAAATGGATTTCAGTCAAAGATAAAATGCCTGAAAAGATAGGGGCATATTTATGCTATACCAACGATGACTTAATTCTTACTTGTTTCGTTGCCGTTAATGGGTGGTGGAATGTTATTCCTTACGGCAGATTTTATGGAGATATGGGTAAGATAATTAGAGATTCAAAAGAAATTGATAGAGAAGTTACACATTGGATGCCTTTCCCTAAACCCCCAAACACATAGCTTATGAAACCCTGCGCAAATCCTGAATGCTCCAACACTTTTGAGCCTGACCTAACACGAACCAACGTTCAAATCTATTGTTGTAGAAAATGTAGAACTAAGGTTACAAAAATGCAGGAAATTATTAAAGCAGAAAAAGAGAAAACGGACAATTTGTTTCACCATCTAAAATTTAAAACGATATGAATACTCCAAAAGATGAAATTCAAAACGCTATATCGGAATGCGAAAATAAAGAGCGTTTCGTGGATAATCAACAATCTGACTATCTGTATAAACTTTCTGAAATGCTTAACTGGGCAATGAAAGATAATAATTGCGGCAAGATATTAGAAGAAGCCCATCAGGATATGATGATTAAGTCTGAAAGGGTTGGCGAAGATTTCCTGCAATCACTAAAATTCATTCAATAAAAAACATTCACAACTCAAAAAACTAACCACAATGGTACAGATAACAAAACAAGACGAAATTTTCGCTTTGCGGATGAAAAGACAAAAAATGCTGCAAGCCGAAGAACAAGGATTAAACATTGACTTCGGAATGACGCTTCAGGAAGTTATTAATCAAATAGCTGATTTGGATGCGCAAATACTAGCAGAAGATAAACCGAATAATAGATTTCCTGTTTGTGATGAACAACAAGAAAAGCACGCTATCTGTGCCGCTACTTCTTTTTAACTATAAAATATTTAATTATGACACCCAACGAAAATATTGTTTGCGGCGCATTTTCTGACGCTGATTTAGAAAATATGATTAACCATTGGCTAGACCATTATACTAATAACGGAGATAGCCATTATTCTGATTCCCCTGACTGGAGAATAAGAGAAATTTACTGGGAGAAAATAGTGGATAGGGTCATTGAGGACGTAAATACCGAAATGACAGACGAAGAAATTAACCGTTTTTGCGATAGATTAGGTAGTTTATAATCCGTCCGCAAAGAAATAGAACAACTCTAGCAGACCTGACCGTAAATCAGGGCTTTTTTATTCACTTTTAATTTACAAACAAAATGAAAGAACTTTTTTCAGCTTTAGTAAAGGCTCAATCAGAAATGGCAGACGCAAAGAAAAGTGCTACTAACCCGTTTCTTAAAAAACCGTATTCAGACCTTAACGATATTCGGGAGGCTGTTTTACCTATTCTAAATCAAAATGGCATTGCAGTTTTGCAGCCGACCATAAACATTGAAGGGAAAAACTATGTAAAGACGCTTTTAATACACAATAGCGGGCAGCAAATAGAAAGCCTGACAGAGATTGTCCACGCAAAGCAAAGTGACCCTCAATCATTCGGAGGCGGGCTTACTTATGCAAGACGCTACGGGCTTCAATCAATGGTTTGTATTGGTGCTGCTGATGATGATGGAGTAACGGCAGGAGAAAAAACAAAGCTGACCCTGAAAGAAATAACAGATACTCTTCAAACTATCGAAACTCTTGACGGATTAACGAAGTTTCACAACACTTTGGATGCTCCGACAAAAGCAATTACCGACCTGTTCACCGAAAGAAAATTACAGATTCAACAATCTAATCCCGCTTAATTATGGTAGCCCTTGTAGATATTGACAGTCTTTTTTATAAGGCTGCATATATGTTAGACCATCCCGAATTTGTAGCATCAAAAGGGCTTTCACATTTAGAAGGCGAAGAATTAGCCTCCCATTTAGCTGAATTTGCTGCTGACAGATTGGAAACAATGCTAAATAATATCCTGATTGATGTTTCCAAAGATGAAAACAGGATTGAAATTAGCAAAGTTGAAATTTATGTTACCGCCTGTAAAAATAGCGTAAGGAAACAAATTTACCCTGAATACAAAATAAAGCGTGTGCCTAACCTGATAGTAAATTGCCTTAGAAGCCTTTACATTTTCAGGGGTGACGCAATGTTTAGTGATGAATGGGAGGCTGATGACCTTATAGCTGATAGAGCAAGGGAATTAGGGGAATTTGGATGTATTATTATCAGCATTGATAAAGACCTTACTACTTTGGGCGGGTTCAGATATGACTTTTACTGCAAACCATCAATGAAGGACAGCGAAGGGAATGTTATTGAACGATACCCACCAAAAGGGCTGACCTACACCCCAAAGTTTGAAGCAAAGCGATTTTTAGCTAAACAAATCTGCATTGGTGACGCTACCGATAACATCAAAGGCTTACCAAATTACGGAGAAAAGAAAGCCGAAAAGGACTTCAAAGATGTAACAACAGATTTCGGACTAAAAAAGAAAGTCATTTCTCTTTACAAAAAGTATCTGGGCGAAAGTTATGAATGCTATGCTGACGAACTTAAAAAGAATTTCAGATTAGTATTTCTCGGAAAGCTTCTTACCCCCACCCTACAAATAGACAATAACAATTAAAAAATAAAATTATGGAATTAAACATTAAAGATTTTGTTGGCAAAGCACCTTCAGGAGATAAAAACGGTGTGGCATTTAGCCACTATTTTGATGGCAGCCTATATTACAATGTTATCCCTTTGAATATAGATGCCGTATATCAATTTGAAGTGCCGCTTTCTGACACAGGAGGTGCAACATTCAAAAGTTATGATACTGCCCTATACTTTATGCGATGGATTAGAAAGGCAATTAATAACGGCACAATGAACCGTATTTAATGCCCCTTATCCTAAACGTCACCAAAGAATCAGGCAGAAAAGAAGACAAGAAAACTCTTATTTATGGAAATAAAGGGGACGCTGTAACATTCATTTCAGACCACGATAATGTCTTAATCGTAGAAAATACCCGTACCAAAATACGCTTTTCAGTAAAGAAAAGTGAAGTTAATAACATCTAAAAATTAAAAAACAATGACTAAAGAAACTTTTGTAAGGCAGAAGGTAGAATTAAATGGCAAAATAGACGAATTGCGTCAGGTAATTAATAAACTAAAAGCCGAATATATTGAAGCTAATAAACCTTTTAATCTTGGTGATAAGGTAAAGGTAATAAAAGGCAAATCAGTAGAATTCGGGGTTGTTACAGGATTTGAAATTAGGTACAGCAATTCTGTAGAATGTGTTTTGAATAAATTAAAGAAAGACGGTACGCAAAGCCAAATCAAACTATATGTTTGGGGTGCTGAAAAAATTGAATTATCCTAAATCCTAACCACCCCATTATTCACCCAAAGCCCTGCACCTTATAAGTCGGGGCTTTCTTAATTTATGTTATGAAAATTTCAATACGGCTAGAGTACAAAGAAAAGGTTTTCACTTCTGACTATACAGACCTTACAGAAAAGGAAATCGAAGAACTAGAAGTGGTTATCCAAAAATTAGTCGAAGGTAAATTATCCCATTTCTCAATGAAAAGAGATAATCAAACATTCTATTTCGGCAGGACGATTTTAATGGAATCTATTTTAACAATTACATCTGATAAATAACCCACACAATTCACAACTAAACAAAATTCACAACAATGAAACATCTTTCAGAGCCAAAAAATAAAACAGCTAAATTTTTAAAGGCATTAATTGAAGGCAAAGAAGTAAGCATTAAAACATTTGGCGAAAGTTCTATGAGGTCAAGAATATCCGACCTCCGAAACATTCATTTAGTTTCTATTGAAAGTTTAATGATTGATGCTAAAAACGAATTTGGTAACGCTTATCAATATGCAAGCTATAAACTGCGAAGTCCGAAAAAATTATCTGTTAAGCTTTACAATTTGTTAAACAAATAGATTATCTTTGTAGGGCTTAATGAATATTATGTTTTACAACTCAACTTTTATTTTATCCGCTTTTAGCGTAGGTGTTTGATTTTATCTTTTGTCGTTCCTGACATACTCATAAATTCATTAAGCAGCACCTGCGCTAAAGGCATTATATTTTACCTATGGCAAAAGCTACGTTTTATTTTTCACATGACTATAACTGTAGAAATGATGAAAAGATAAAGAGGTTAATACGAAAACACGGGATGGTTGGATATGGTATTTTTTGGAGCATAGTAGAAGATTTATACAATAACGATAATTCCTTAAAATTAGACTATGACGGACTGTCTTATGATTACCGAATAGATTCTGAAATAGTCAAAAGCATTGTTACTGAATTCGACCTATTTATTATAGAGGACAATACATTCTACTCACAAAGTATTTCATTTAGATTGTCTAAAATGAATGAAAAAAGCAAAATAGGTAAAGATAATGCAGAAAAAAGATGGGGTAAAACTTCATTAAGGAAAGAATCCGATGGTTGTACTTTTTATATTGTTGAAATGTCATACAGAGACGAATCTTTTATAAAATGCGGAATTACATCAGAAGGGATTTCTCGAAGGTTTTCAGGGAAAACACACCCCTATATTTATTCCATTCTTTTTAGCAAAAACACAAATACAGAAGAAGGGCTTTCTTTAGAACGAGAATTTAATGGAAGATTCAAAAAATATACGCCTATAAATAAGATATCAGGCTATTTAGAGTGTTTCTGCATTAGCGAAAAGTCAGTAATTTCTGTATTTGCAATGCAATGCGATTGCAAACCCAATGCTATAAAGGAAATAAAAGTAAATGAAATTAATGACAATAAAGAGCCGCCGATAACGTCATTGTCTATTCAATCTGACAAAAGGAATGCAAACCACGCTTATTCAGATGAAAATTTCAGAGCCTTATGTTTTCAAAAAGGAATTAAGGAAAAAGAAAAATTATTTGAAATATTATCAGGGTTTTTACTTCATAGGGCTGGCAATAATTTTTCTGAAAGCAATAGCAGGGATTTTAGGCAGCACTTTATGAATTGGATAGGGAAATCAGGACACTTACACATTCAAACAAAAATAGCAAATGAACAGCAACAATCACACGTACCAAAGGCAGACAAGGCAGCTATTGAAGCCAAATACGGCAGAAGAAATAAGGATATTCCAACAGGGTAAGCATTATGACAAACATTTAGAGTGCGTTATTTTGGGAGCGTGCTTATTAGAGCCGAAAGCATTTAGTAGAATTTATAATTTATTGGAGGAAGATTTTTTATTTGACAACTTCAATAAGATTGTTTTTTCAGCACTCAAAGAAATGTTTGAAGCTGGAGATATGATTGACCTTATAACGGTAGCTCACCATTTGAGAAAAAAGAAAATAACCGAATTTGGAGACGATAATGTGCCGTATTTACTGACAGGATTAATGGAGCCAGTTGTAACAACAGCACATTTAGAGCCGCATTGCCTTATCCTTCGTGAATTGTATGTTGAAAGAATGTTGCAACGTGTAGCTCACTCTGAATTTGATGGAGATGCACTAGAGAAAACAATCCATATTCAGGCAGAAATTAAGCGGGCTTTATCAGTTCAAGGTACGGATGATTGGCAGTCTATTGGAGATGTTATGATAGCACTTGAAAAGCACAGGGTAAAAGTTAAAGATAAAGAGTTAATGGGTGTGCCAACTGGATTTAATACTTTGGATAGAATAACAGGCGGTTTACAAGGTGGACAGATAATTGTTTTGGGCGCACGCCCTTCGGTTGGTAAAAGTGCCTTTATTGGTGGCATTGCCGTTAATGCGGCGCAAAATAAGTTTAAGGTAGGTGTTATATCACTAGAGATGCCTTTAGAGCAAATTGAGTTGAATACCAAGATAAAGACCAAAGAAATTGTAAAAGCTCTCGTGAAATTTGAAAAAGACGACAAAATTATGTACGCCGAGGGGTGGATAATCGTTAAAAACTTCACAAAACACCAGTCTGAAGGCACAAAAGTTAAAATTGCCATTGAAAGTGAGCTAAAAAGGCTTCCAAAGCGCATTCGGGATACCCTATCCACAATGCCGGATATGGTATCCGTTTTGGGCGCCTATACTGTATTAAACCCAACTATACCTAAGGATTTTAAAAAGGGTTCTGGGGACAGCATAGAGGGAATAGATTTAGACGTACATTCCCCTACATACGGATTGCGAGTAGTTAAATCAAAACCATGACCAACCACCCTACATATCTTGCCTTGAAATCAAAATCGCCAGAAGAAAAAGCGCGGATCAAGGAGATTGAGAATATAACGCGATTTGAGACCCATGCTATCCTCAAAGGGATACAGCCCGACGAGTACATGCGTGAGCGAGTTAGAGAGGCCTGCATTGCCTTCTATCTGGCCCACCCTGAAGAGATCACCGTGCCATCTGATATCCTAGTCGAGTCTGGCCTCGGAAGCCTTAAAGGGGTCGAATTGAATGTTTGATCGCTTACCCACTAATAACCACTAGGAAATGAAAACACCACAAGAGTTCCAAGATTACATTAAAGCCCTCACAGCCGACCCCAACCTTGAGACGAGGGAGCTTGAGAACGCTAAACTCCTTCTACTTTTCTATATGGCGGGAATCGAGAGGAAAGATATGCCGTTAGATGCTCTTAGGCCGGAAGTAATTTCCGCCGATTTGATTCCCGAACAATTCCACACCACAGTCGCGCAACTGGCTGTCCTCAAAGATAGGGAAATCAAAGGCAGAGTTATCGACTACGCGTGGAAACACCTCCAAGAGATATCTGGCCGCATTATCAGCTTCTTAGTACGCTCCTAACCCCCTCCCATAAGAGAAACTATATGAAAGAAACAAGAAAAGCTGTAGAGAAAGCAATCGAGGGTGGGTATCGACACCTGAATCCTGTGAACTATCTAGATGCTGAAATGGCCATGACTTTTCTTGATCCTCTCTTTTGGCGAGCTCTTGGTAAGACGCTTGGATGGAAGGATGCTTCAACTAATTGGAGTGGGTGGCTCGGCCACTGGCATGTATTTATAAACTGGATTGCCGAAGGAAAAACACCGGAATCTTTCTTTGAAGGATTACTCGCCACCCCTACCAGCGATAAGGAAGAAAGGAAATGAGCCACGGTTCGAGATTTAGAAGAGAGAAAGTGCCGCTCCCGCCTTCCGGCTACAAGAAGAAGTATTGCGAGATTTGCGGGAATAGAGAAAACCAGTTCGGCAAGTATGACAAAGACGGCTATCTCATTCATAAGCGTTGCGGAAGTACTCGCCTCACTATCCACCACATAGACCACAACCCATACAACAACGACCCCAACAACCTCCAAACTCTCTGTGCGACCTGCCACATCAATATTCATAGAAACGAAGACCACTCTAAACCAAAAACACCATGACCACCCCCTCCACCCAAAGTAAGTGTGAAAATTGCAAATGGAACGGTGCTAAGTTCGACTTGAAGCACGGCGACATTATTCGAACCAACGAAGACGGAAGTTACGCCGAGTGTGGAAGAACGAGAACTCATTGGAATCCTACGCCCGCCCACCATGAAGGGTGGGAAGAAAAGTTTGATAAGAAGTTTGGCGGTTTCTACATGTACTCA